CTATCCACTTCGATTTTCGCGCGCTCTCCTATCAAAAACTGAGGTACCAGGATGTCGAAGACAGGCGGCAGAGAGAAGAAGGTGCGCAAGCAACCCACCCGGAAGCGGAAGCCAGCACCCCCCGCACCGGATCCCAAGTCAATGGGTGGGATTGAGTACAAGAAACTCAAGCTGGACGAAATCCGTACAGACCTGGACTACTGCCGCAAGCAGGGCCGGGTCACTGCGATGTCTCAGCTGCACAGGCTGGAGCTGCAGCTACATGATGAGATGCGAGAGGCCCTCCTGGCCCAGGACGATCCCAGTGCCACGCTGTCATCTCAGGAGCTTCTCGCGTTCATCCTGGAGACGATCCTGGAGATGCCCCAGTCCGTGCAGGATCAGATCGCCGCCACCCTGGAGGCAGTCCGCACGGGTGCGATCGTCAAGCTGGGAGCCCCCCCCACCGGAAAGAAGAAGCGCACCGGGGGTAGCAGCTCGTGAACTTGGCCCACCTTGCCAGCGCGACGAAGGCTCTGAAGAGCCGAGCAGACACGCGCCCTCTTGATTTTGTCCGATGGACCCCACCTCAGAAACGATGGTTGAGTGACCCCGCAGCAGTGAAATTGCTGCGGGGTGGCTGAGCAACCAGGTGGGCAAGACATGGGCGGGAGCTGCAGAAATCGTCTATCGGTGCACGGGTACGCACCCATTCCTGGAGACCAAAGAACCGCCCATCGAGGCCTGGCTCATCACGTACAGCCATGAGCAATCGGTCGCAGTCGCGTCCAAGCTGTGGGAGCTTCTACCCAAGGACCAACTCACAGAGGACACCGAGTGGATCCCAGCCAAGGGCTTCCGGGGCAAGCAGCAGGTGATCAAGCTGAAGAACGGATCGATCATCCGGATCAAGACCACCAACCAGGGCACCCTGGGCCTGGCCTCTGCGACCATCGACCTCTGTATTATCGACGAGCCACCACCCCCCACCATCTGGGGCGAGCTGTCCGCACGTGTGCTCCGCAGACGCGAGCCCGACGGCCGCAACGGTGTCATCGGGATCACCATGACCCCAGTGGGCCGGAATGACGTGAGTTGGATGCGGCAGCTTGTGGAGGACGGGAAGATCTCCGACCACCCCGCACCCCTGACTGTGGAGAACACCACCCCCGAGGGGGGGCTCCCCCTGGTGAGTCAGGAGCAGATCGACGACATCGCGAGCCGGTACCTGGCCATTGACCGGGACGCTCGCCTCCTGGGCGCCTGGGAGTGTGCCAACCCGGAGGCCTGTTTTGATGCCTTCGACGAGCACCACATCTCCGAACAGATGCCCCCGGGCGGCCGCCAGTTGAACGTCTGTATCGGCATCGACCACGGGGCCGACGCGGGCTCAGAGTTCGCAGTGCTCACAGTGATCGACCGGAACGAGGAGAACCCCCGCATCTGGGTGATTGACGAGTACAGCAGTGGGGCCGCCTCAGAAACTGTTCACGCTCGTGGGATCCTGGAAATGCTGACGCGTAACGGCCTGCGCTGGGAGCACGTGGATCGGATCGTTGGGGACCGTGCGTATGGTGGCAAGCGGTGGGGAGGCCGCATGTCAAACAGCCGTTTGATCCGTGCTTTTGAGCAACTCATGAAGATCCCTCCCGGCAGCCTTCGCCCCGGGGTGCGCACAGCCTGGAAGCCGCGGGGATCTGTTTACGTTGGGGTCGGAATCATTCATGCATCGATGGTGCGCGATAACTGTTTTAGCATCCACCCCCGGTGTACGAACACGATCAGCAGCCTGCGCAACTTCGATTTCCGTGACGGCCCCCACAAGCATGCGATCGACTCGCTCCGCTACAGCCTGGAAATGATAACCAAAACCCGCCTTTACGCCCCCAATTCCATTAAGATGTATTAAAATTCAATCCCCTGGTGTGACACATGGCACTCTCTCTTCTGTCTGCGACAATACCGACCCCCCCAGCAGCCCCCACAGCGGAGGACCAGAAGAGGTGGGACCACAGCGGTCTCCGGATTCGGATGCTTCTCGGGCGCTGGCAGGAGGATCTTGAGCGTGCGATCTCTCTTCACATCGACCCCACACGCCAGGCCGCATGGGGCATCCCGGACCTCAGCTCCAACGTGTTCCGCTCGGTTACGAAGCAGATGTCTTGCCTGTACGATCGGCCGCCCCTTATGGACAATGCTGACGCACCGGAAGCGGCGGCGGAGCTTGGCCTCGCTATTGACAAGGCGGGCCTGTGGCCGCTGATGTCTCGGGTGTCTGTTTTCGCTATTGGCTGCCGGGAGTACGCGGTGCGCGTACACGCCACGGCAGACGGGGAGCTGCAGTACCGTCCGATCGCCCCGGACCACCTTATCTGCGCAGCTGACCCAGACCGCCCAGACCGGCCCGTGTATGTGAAGGAGCTGCGACTTCGGCAACACCCGGTCACAGGCAAGCGCCAGTGGTGCTGGGATGTCCTGGACATCTCCGACCCGAGCAACCCCTCGGAGCGCATCATGCTCGCAGACCACCGGGGCAAGGACGTGGATGTGACCCTCGACTACCTGGGAGAGACCCGGACCGGTGAGGCGTACCCGTACAGGGACAGCACAGGGAAGCCCTTCCTTCCGTTGGTACTCATCCACGCAGAGAAAACCGGCCGGCTGTGGGACTCCTTTGAGGGGTCCGAACTGGTCTACGGGTCGCTGTCCGCTGCTGTGCTCATGTCTTTTTTCGTTCATGTATGCAAGGACGCAAGCTGGCCGCAACGCTACGCAGTCGGCGCAGTACCCGCGGGCCTGGAGCACACAGGCAGCGGCAAGGACGCCCACAGATCCGTGGCCACGGACCCGGGCTCCATTCTGATGTTCACAAGTGACGGCAACGAACTACAGCCGCAGCTCGGCCAGTTCTCAGCCGGGGCCGATGTGGCGAAGCTGATGGAGTCCGTCTCCCTCTTTGAGAATCGGATCTCGGAGTTCTCCGGCATCTCACCCGCAAACCTGACCCGGAACCACGGCACCCCAAAGAGTGGCTACGCTGTGACGGTCACCCAGGCCGGCAAGCGGGAAGCACAGGCGAAGTTCATGCCCACCTTCCGGGTCGCCACTGTTGAGCTCCTGCGCATCAGCGCGTGCATGTTGAACCGTGCCACGGGTTCCACGCTGCCGGAGACGGGCTACACCGTGCGCTTCCAGTCCGTCCCCCTGAGCCCCCAGGAGCGGGACAGCATCCGGCGGGATGTCCTGGAGAAGATCGAACTGGGTCTAATGTCGAAGGTGGACGCCTACATGCTGATGCACCCGGGTATCTCCCGGGCCCGAGCGTTGCAGGAGCTGCAGCGCATCAAGCTGGAGGAGTCTGTCACCGTTCCGATGTCGGGAGCAGCAGGCACCACAGCGGAGGCCGGCGCAGTCATTGGCGACGAGCCCACCATCGACGACGATGGAAACATCCAGGACGTAGGCGAGCGGGTGGTCCTCAACGGTGCGCAGGTCACAGCCGCGCAGGGGATTGTCACAGCTGTGGCTGTTGGCGACCTCCCACGAGACTCAGGCCTCTCGATGCTTGTGGAGTTCTTCGGCATTCCAGTGGCCTCCGCCAATCGCATCATGGGCACCGTGGGCCTTGGCTTCGTTGCTCAATCAGCTACACCAAAACCATAGAGGGAGACAAACATGGGACTGTCCTGTCCATCATGCAACGCAGAGATCTCTGGCTGGGTGCCAGAGGACCGACTCAAGAAGGCCACCGCAGACAAGCGCGAAGCCACCACCAAGGCCGCAGAACTGGCAGAGCAGCTGGAGGGCCTGACCGCCAAGGCAGGCGACTCTGAAGCGCTCCAGGCTGAACTGGACAAGGTGCGTGCATCGCTTGAGGCTGCCACCACCGGGCACGCTCGCCAGATCGACGTGATGAGCCACGGCATTACAGACCCGGACGATGTGGCCGATCTGCTGGCCATCTACGAACGACGGGCACCGGAGGGTGTTGGCGTGGGTGACTGGTTGAGCGCAAAGGACAGTCTACCGCGATCCGTCTCGGCCCTCCTATCGGTGAACACTCCAGCCCCTGCCTCTGCCCAGGTGGCAGCACCGACCGAGGCGGCCCCCGTACCTGAACAGAAAGCAGCCCCCACCCCTGCCCCGATCCCATCGTCCAACAATGGCGCGGTGCCTACTCCACCAGCCCAGGCGATGCCCAGCGCATCGGAAATCGGACAGATGACAACTGAACAGTATAAGGCACAGCGGGATCGCATCCTCTCCGGGTTGACAAACGGTGCCTAGACTGTAAACTGTACACAGTATCTACAGGCCGCGGTTCGCAACCGTAACAGCGTGATCGGCAAATACTCACAAATGCCTCTCACCTTTACGGAGCTACACCATGGCTACAATTACACATGCTGCACTTGAAACCGATCTGCGGATGGCGTCTGTCCTGTCTCAGGAAATCGCCCTCATGCTCGCCGATCGCACCTCCATCCGTACGTCTGGCGCCGTTCAGTACTTTGGATCAGTGAATGGACTGGGATCGGACACGAAGACGATCCGCCTCGCTGGCCTGGACGGATACGACACGATGGAGTCGGTTGCAGACGGTGCAGACCCCACCGCCACCACGGACATCACGGACGCCTCTGTAGCAATCGCGGTCAGCCGCTACGCTCTTCAGCGGGACTTGACTGACATTGCAGAGCTTACCGGAATGGGCGGTGCGGACATCACCCCCCAGCGCCTGGCAGCCTCCGCGGTTGGTGAAGCTGAAAAGTGCTTCATGGATCTTGTCGCCACTGCTATCGCAACCTTCGGTACCGATGTGGGCACCTCGGGTTCGGACGCCACCGTGGACGACGTGTTTTCCGCCCTCGCCACACTCCAGGGCGCAAGCAACTCTGGTCCCTACTATGCGCTGCTCGCGCCGGTCCAACTTAGTGACCTGCAATCCAGCATCCGAGCAGAGGCCGGGGCGCTGCAATTCATGAGCCCGACTCAGGAGATCCTCAACATCAAGGGTGCGGGATATGCCGGTTCCTTCCTGGGTATTGACGTGTACACGTCCAGCCAGGTAACCACCGCCGGTGGCAACCGACATGGTGCGATCTGGGCCGCTGGAGCGCTTGGTTACTGCGACGCCCAGCCGGTCATCTCTCACGGTGACGTGGTCCGCCCTGCAGGCTCGTTCGTTACCGTCGAGTTTGAGCGCAATAGCAGCTCTGCATTGACCGAGATCACCAGTTCTGCCTACCTGGGCCTGAGCGTGATTCAGGACGGTATGGGTGTCGGCTTCGTGACTGACGCGTAGCACCTTCGGGCGCCCTGGGTCGGCATGCCTCCAGCTGTCTCCCCAGGGCGCACGTTGCCCCGGGGCGCCTTTCTTTTTTTCACTCAAACGGGAGACACAAACACATGGCACGCGACTTCGCATCTATCGGTACCGTGGTCACAGGAGCAGCGGCGGACACTCGTCCCGGCGCGAACAAGCTCCCAGGCCGAGCACAGCCGGACTTCCACCTCATGCACCACCCTGAAAACTGGGAGATCGTCGAGACCCCCACGGGTGACTATGAGTGGCTGCCCCGCCTCAAGCCCCTGTATCTTCAGGCCGGTATCAACGGGGTGCGCTCCGTGCGTGGTGGCGGTGTGGATGACTCAGCTGCGCGCCTGTCCTACCGTGATCGCGGCTGGACCATCATCCCCCGGGATCTGGGCTACGTCACGAAGTACCCCACAGCCCGCGGCCAAAGCTCATACCTCACCTGGGACACCCCCCACCTGATGGGCCGGAAGATCGTCGTCCGTCATGATGCCGAGGGCTACAACACCTTCCGCCGTTCGCTGGTCGAGTCTGGCGTGATTCCAACGCCCGCCCCCGAGGCCCTGGAGGCCGTGCTGCATTCGCTGCAGAGCCGGATCAACCGGGCCGGAAAGTCGATCCACATCCCAGGCGTCAAGGCCCGGGTTGAGGCAGACGAGAAGCGGCTCAAGGGTGCGAAGGCTGCCACCAAGCGCAAGCGCGCCCCACGGAAGAAGGCGGCCGCCAATGTCTGAAAACAAGCGGGAAGGCATCGAGCGCACAGCGCGCCAGATCGTCAAAGAGGCAGAGCGTAACGGGCGGAGAATCAGTCACGACAAAGCACGCGAGCGCGTGCGGAAAGCAATCATCAAAACAGAAAACAAGGCCAGACGTTGATCGTCTGTGAGAGGTAATCATGGCCAGTAAATTTGCATATCGCTACCGCAAGCCGGTGAGCTCCGTCGGAGTCGGCGTGCGCGGCTCTGCCACAGAGGCAGATGCATCCACCCCCACCATCACGTCCGGCACGGGCGACCCCACCTCCACAGAGCCCAACGGCTCCCTGTACATGAAGACAGACGCAGCTGCAGCATCTGCAGCCCTCTGGATGATGATCGGTGGTTCCTGGGTCGAAATCGACGGCTCGTAACCTGGGGTGATCTGTGTCCGTTTCCGATGCATGGGAGTCGCCATATTCAGCGGCTGTCGCACTACCGCAGTACCTGACGCGAGGCCGTGACCAGACGGTTGAGTTGAAGGTGTACCGTGATGGGGCTCTCGTGGCCCCGGCCAGTGGTACGTACACCCTGTACGACGCCACGGACACGGCGGTGGTCTCAGCGGCTGCGGTGACCATCTCGGGATCGGTTGCACAGTACGCCATCGGAGCGGCCACCCTGCCATCAACGCTCAACCTGGGCGAGGACTGGCGCGAAGAGTGGGCCCTTGCGATGCCGGATGGTGTGACCCATACCTTCCGCCGTCCTGCGGCCCTGGTCCTACGGGCCTTGTACCCGGTGATCTCGGACGTTGATCTGGAGCGTTTGTATTCGGATCTGGACGAGCTGCGGCCCAGTGGGATGACCAGCTACCAGAGCTACATTGACGAGAGCTGGCTTCAGATCCTGGGCCGCCTGGTTGCAGCTGGAGAGAAGTCCTTTCCCTATCTCATCCTGGAGCCGTTCAGTCTTCGAGAGCTTCACCTGGAGACCTGCCTGTCTCTCATCTTCCGGGACTTTGCCAGTTCAATGGGAGACGGCAAGTATCTGGCCCTCGCAGAGAACCACAAGCGGGAGGCTTCCTTTGTTTGGAAGACCTTGACCTTCCGGTATGACGAGGACCACGATGGGAAGCCAGACGGGGACAAGCGGAGGTCTTCGCAGTCCGTTGTCTACCTCAACAGCGCCCCCGCGCGCCGGTGGTCGTTCTAATGGCCATCGCAGTGAAGACGATACGGCAGCGGGTCGCCACCGCTGTGGACGCTGTGACGGACTTCTCGGAGAGTTCCGCCCCCTATGGCGTGTTCCCCCGTGACCCCTCCTCTGTGCTGCACAAACGGTTCGCGGTGGGGTGTCCCCGCACCTCACCCATTGCAAGCCGTCAGAAGGCCTCTGAAGGCGTTCTTTGCCGTACAGATGTCCTGGTCTCCTTCGCTCACCGCATCAAGCCGAAAGACCAGATCACTTCATACGATGACAGCCTCGACGCAGAGGCCGCGATCGTTGCTGCTGTGATGGCTGACACGGGCACCCTTACCGAGCTGCAGCTGTCCTACAACGGGGCCACCTCCCGAGCCGTTGACCCCTCCGGGGAATGGTTCACGGGCGAGGTTTCCTTTTCCTCTCTTCACATCTTGGCCCTTTCATAGGAGACCCCATGCGCAAAACACACGAGGCATTTCTGGATGAAGTGGCCCCCGGCTGGCGCGAGGCGGACCGCCCTGCCCAGTTCGTCAAGACGATCGATCCCAAGCACCGCATGAAGGCAGCTGCCTCTGTGTGGTGGCTCAAGCAAAACCCACCAAAAACCACCGCAAAGAAGAAGCCCGCAAAGGCTTAGGAGCTGACCCATGGCAATCTCAAGTGTCGTTAAGAATTTCCGGGATGGAACCCTCCTGTTGGAGGATGGTACCGGTACCCCCCTTGCTGTCACTGTCCAGTATGAGGCTGGAGACTTCAGCCTGACCGGCCTGACCTCCGGGCAGAAGGAGATCACCACCTACATGGATCGGGGGGACCTCGCCTCAGTCCGCCACACAAACCAGACTTTCCCGTCTGTCAGCTTCAGCGCCCACTTGACAGACATCAGTGACGGTACGGAGCTAACGCTCCCTGACATCATCCTCCAGCGTGGTGCGTTCGGTTCTGCGGTCTCGACGCTGGGAGCGAATGCGGACGTGTATACGCTGACGCTGACCTGGACGGTGGTTGAGCCCGGTGGGGCCTCGCACGTTGTCGTCTGTCCCGACGTTGCTCTGTCGATCGACATGTCCGAAGGCGACCCCAACAGCTTCGCCATCAGCGGGACCGTGTACGGAACGATCGCGCTGACCTGATGGCTTGCAGCTTTGAACCTCTATTTTGGGAGACCCTATGCAAAACGGAAAACAGATGATCAAGCTGAAAGACAGAGAGTATCGGATCACGCTTCCAGGCTTCGCAGAGCGGGAGGACATCGCCATCGGCTACAGCTCGGAGGAGGGCCAACGCCGTCAACAGCGTGCGCTGTTCGGTGCCCTCGGTCTGTGCGTGCCAGAGTTGGGCGGTGGCCTCGCGGCGTACGAGAAGACCGGGTGCGATCTGATCATCTACGGGGGCCGGGTGTACTCGGCACTCATGGCAGACGGACACGATCGGGAGGAGCTGGCAAACGCTGCTGTGCAGTGCTTCACGCTCGCCTGTGAGTCCCTCTTCCCACGAGAAAACGAGGTCACAAAGACTGAGGCTTTTATCGGTCCCGGAGAGGATCAGCGGATCTAGTCGCTGTCTCTCTGGGGTTGCAACACGCTGGGGACCCGTCTTGGTTCTACCAGTTGAAACGACAGGAACAGATCGCGGTGCTTGCCCACTCTCGAATCCAGAACAAACCAAAGAAGCAAGGCCGATCGGCCCTTCCGCCCAACGTGACGATGGGCAGTGAGAAGGCTTCGCGGTTCTGGCTGGGGGACTGAGATGGGCAAAACCTTCTCCCATGGTGGTGTCAGCGTGCAGCTGTCCGACGGGCTCCAGGACATGATGGACAATTTCCTGGACAAGGCCGTCCCGACCCTGCGCCCGGCGATGGAGAAGATGATTCAAGAGGCACACGCCGAGGTGGTGGCACAGTGGCCGGATCCGAAAGCCCGCGAGAAGTTCCAACGCCAACGCACCGTTGCAACCGAGGAGGCCAAAGAAGCCCGCCGCATCAAGCGGATGCAGACCGGATCCGGCAAGGGGATCAGCTACTGGGACTTCATGCCGGAGCCGTACCGCCCTGCCGGGTGGCGCTCTACAGGTGAGTCGAAGAAGGCCTGGCGGTTCATCATCGACGTTGAGCCCGGCCCTGTCATTGTGGCCCGTCTCTACAACGACGCAAAAAAGGGCGGGGCCCCGTATCCCTACATGGCGAAGCATCCGCCCCCACACGACACAAAGCGCTATTGGCGCATGTACGGGATCCCCGCCATGCGCAAGCGGGAGCGCAGGCTCATCGAGGCGCTGTCAGATGATGCAGCTGCACTGATGAAGGGGAAGCGGTAGATGGCCGACAAATACAGCCAGACCCTCAGCTTTAAGGCGGACCTGTCCCAGCTTGTGGCAGAGCTGCAACGCATGCCAGAGGCCGCCGGAAAAGAAGCCAAGGCGATGGTGGCCAACCTCTCGCGGGAGTTCAAGAAGGCAGAGAAGTCTGCAGCCCGTGCGGCCAAGCAGTCCGGCCGCGCCTGGAGCAAGAATGCAAAGGGCATCAAGGGCATGGCTGACAGCGTCGATCGCGCTGATACAGCCCTGAAACAACTTGCCGGTGGTATCGGTAGGATCAGCCCCACCACAGAACTGGCGATGATGTCACTCGGTGACATGGCCGGTACTGCGGCGATGATGATGAACCCGATCGGGGCTGCCGTTGGTGGTATTGCAGCGCTTGCGGCCGGTGTGGCGGTCATGGCTGGGGGACTTGTCGCTGCCACCCTAAAGGCTGACGACTTCCTGGAGGAGTTGAAAGACCTCAAAGGCGTGAAGGGGTTCCTTCCCGAGATCCCTGCTGAAGAGATGGCAGCGCTCGAAACCGTGAACGCGTCTATGACGGCGATCAAAAAGACAGCAATGGTCACCGCGGTGGTCATTGGGACGAAATTTGCGCCCGTCCTGGAGCCCCTCGCTGTGGGTTTCCTCACCGCCGCCATCGCTGGCAAAAACTTCATGCAGCGGATCGACGAGGTCAAAAAGAGCGTACAGGATGCTCTGGGTCCGTTTCTCAAGTTCATCGAGATCGCATCCCCGGGGGTACTCTTTACAGCGGCCGGGGCCATCGGAAAGATGGCAGGCAAGACCGCGGGTGCAAGCAAGGAATTCGGAAGCGCCAAGGAAGAAGCATCCAGCTTGATCGCTGAGGTCAAGCGCCTGTCCAAAGAGGCAGACAAGAACGCAGGCAGCTTTAAGAGCACCACGGACGAGATCGACAAACTGATCAGCGCCACCGATCGCATGCTTCCGAAGGAGCAGATCGGCAAAGTCCAGGAGCTGACCCGGCAGCTTGAGACCCTGCAGGCAACCGCACAGCAGTCTGCAGAAAACGCCGGCAGACTGGCTCCCAGCATCGCCGCGGTAGGCGAAGCCATCGACACCCTACAGGCTGAGCAGGCGGCCCAGGAGGTGGCCTCCCTGGTCGAAGAAGCCAACAAGCTCGCACCACCCGCCACCCTGTCCCGGATGCAGCAGCTTGTCTCCCTCCAGGGCCAACTCTCCCAGGCCATGCAGTCAGGCGCTGGGGATGCCGGGGCCACCGCAGACGCCCACGCACGCACTACCTCCGCCATTGGTGACGAGTGGGACGCCCTGGAGCAGTCTCTCACCTCTGCCGCACAGAATGCAGCCAACTCGATGGCCGGCGCCGCGAAGCAGATGAAGGACGCCTGGAAGGCGCAGCTTGCGGAGATCGTGCGCCTGGTTCAAACCTCGTTCAGCAATGCCGCACAAGCTGCCTCCAACTTCGCACAGATTGGCCTGGACAATGCCATGAAGTACGGAGAGGACGAACTGGAGATCCGAGGCGAGAACATCGCAGAACTGGAGGCACAGCTCCAAGAGGCGATGAACGCCCGGGCAGACATCGAGCGGGAGGCGTCTGGCATTACAGCAGAGCAGGAGCGCGCCCAGACAGCGGGCCGGGTGGAGGAGATCCGGAAGCGCCTGGCCGAGGAAAAGCGCGCACAGGGGATCATAGAGGCACAGAAGAACGCGGCGATCGTAAAGGCCTTCAACATTCAGCAGGCCGCACGATCTGCCGAGGCAGTCATGAATACAGCGGCAGCTGTAACCCTGGCCGCAGCTTTCGTTCCTGCCCCGTTGAATGCTCCGCTGATCGCTTCCATGGTCGCCCTCGGTGCATCACAGGTCGCTCTTATCGCCAGCCAGGAGCCGCCCACGATGCACACAGGCGGAATGATCGGACCGGATGAGGCGATGATTAAGGCCCGGCGCGGAGAGGGTGTGCTGACCCAGCAGGGTGTGGCCGCCATCGGCGGACCGGCAGGGCTCGACGCAGCAAACCGGGGCCAGGGCTCAGGCGGCCAGGTGATCCAGATGGTCTACAAGCACAAGGTCCTCGATGAGGTCGTCTCGGACTCCATCCGCAGAGGTGGGCCGATTCAGAAGGCAATCAATAAGCGCAGCCCCCGCGGCAGACGTAACCCCCACGGAAGGCGGACAGGCTGATGCCAGAGCACACACAAGACTTCTACCGCGGCGTCCTGCTGCCTGACGATCGGTTCAGCATGGACAACTACGATGCCACCGAGTCGAGCGTCACCCAGAAGGGCCCCGGGGTCGATGCATACACCGCTGCCGCTACTGCAGAGGGGTACATGGACCTGCATGCGTCCGGCACCTCTCAGGCCGCAGCTGGGCAGATTGTGCAGACCAACTACCCAGGGCTTCCCCAGGGGGAGAACCACGGCGGCCGGTTCACGTGGAAGAACAACGAAGACCCAGACAGCTCCTACCGGGGTTGGCATCCGTACAGCCGGATCACGGGGTGCGAGTTCTTCAAGTGGATCGAGATCTACGGCAACGGCCAGAGGTATGCGTGCCACCCCTCAGCCGTCACAACTGCAGACCATTATGTGCACGTGGCATTCCTACATCATGATCAGTTTTCCACCGAAGGGGTGAAAGTCAAAACGCTGGACCCCACAACCGAGACGTGGGGCGCGGAGGTCAACGTAGCAGCATCAGCCGGCCTGACTCCGGCTGTGTATTCCCAAGCCCCGACCATCGCCGAGCTTCCGAACGGCCGCCTGATCATCTGCTGCGGGCCCGGTAACGCTACCTTCTACAGCGACGATCGTGGGGCTTCGTGGACCCTTGGCAGTCATCGCCTAGCATCAGAAGGATCGGTACCCTCCGACATGCCCCTTGCCTGGGGGGGGAAGAGCATGCAGCGGCGGAGCATGGTCTATCACAATGGGTACATCACCCTTCTGCAGTACAGGATCAGCCTCGAACCATCGCCACCCGGAACCCCAGGGCCATGCACAGAACTGGACCACTATGTATCAGATGACTTCGGTAACTCCTGGACGCTGGTGGAGCGCTTCCAGGCCGGCGCCTGGGGGATCTCGTTACCAACTGGGGCAGGTACTCTTGAGTCTGCCGTAACAGATGCAGAGCTTGTGGTGCTGGATGGCGGACAAGTGTGCATGGTGTACAGGGACAGCGCCGACGATCCCGCCTTTACACCACCCGAGGGCGTGCCCACCTGCGGCCTACGGATGGCAAAGAAGAGCGCGCCCTTCTCGAAGTTCTCCGATCACCCTTCGTTCAACGCCATTCTAAAGACCCCCCCGGGGTATCCCAAGATCGGATCAACCACCTCCGGCGCGGTCGGTCCGTTTGTATTGACCAAGGACCCGGAAGGGTTCATTACAGTCGTCGCCCGCGGCTCCCAGTTCGCCTCTGTG